GAGTAGGAGGGGTAACACCTGCTTTGGATTTTGCAATTGTATAAGTTTGATCTATAGTAAATGCACTTCCAGTAGGAGATATAGATGCTGGTATTGTTGCTCTAAAAATAGCAGTTCCAATATCTGCGCTCATACTTGCTACTGTATATACTCCTGTGCCTGAATTTATAGATACATCTACTCCAGTTTCACTTTGTACAGCATAAGTACAGTTAGCAGTCTTATCTGTAGTGCCAACTAATACTTTAAATGTTCCGCCAGCTCCTGTAAAACTTGCTCCTGTTCCATTAGAAGCTGTAGAAACAACATGCGCAGAGTTTGTTAAAAATGCTGTTGTAGAGTCTGAACCTGATTTGAGTCCAAAAATTGTAACAGAATCAGTTGCTTTTATAGTACCGCTTGTAGACCCGTCTCGTACTTTTACCTTAACTTCTACAGTTTCGCCATCTTGAGGCTCACTTGAATCTGGTAAAGTAAAGGTCGAAGTAGTAGTAATACTTCCTGAAGTTGACCCATCAACTAAAAATTCATAGTAGGGTGTTCCAGAAAAAGCAGAGCTACTCGTACCTGTATTTCCCTGTAAGTCAGTAGTAAAAGTAATAGTTGTTTCAGGATCTTCTGCGTCTGGGTCATTTGCTCCATACGTTATAACATGAGTACTTGGCTCTATTTTAACTGAAGCCGCTGATACTCCTATGCTCCCTGAAGAACCATCTTTAGTTATTGATAAAGGAATAAGGTCAGTAAACACTTCTCCACTTACATCTGTTGTTGTTACTTTTACAAATTTATTAGTTGTAGAACTACTTGCAGATGAAGCATCTACTGTTGCTACATATGGACTACTTGTGTCTGTAACTGTTGTACTTCCATTTGTAAACTGTACATCTGATTGAGTGCCTTGATTAGTATCTACGAGAGTAAATATGACTCCTGCTGCAGTCGGTGTAATGTTTCTTAGTGTTGCAGTTAGTTGTACGTCTTGTGCTGTTCCAGAGGGAGTCAATGCTCCACTATCATTAAATTTAACTTGTATGCTTGATACATCAACATCTAATTGAGGTGATAGAATTTTTGCTTCACCATTTACACCGCCTGTTGCACTAGTAGGATGATAAGCACTTAGTAATTGTTTTACAGAGTTATCCGCAGTAGAAGTGCTTCTTCTAACGTGTCGAATCCAGAAGTATTTACTACCTGCTGCTGCAATAGCGTATCTAAAAGAAACAGTATCATCGAGTGTAGCTACCTTGGCTGCATTTGCTCTATTGTTGTCGTCACTTACCCATATTTGAGTACTGTCAGTAGGCTCATTAAAAGTAGTACCATTTGTCCAAGATAGTATTACTACTCCAGGCTTATCTGAAGTTGCAGAGAGATTTGTAGGTGCAGTAGGTGCTGCTAATGGAGCTGTTTGAGTAGAGGCTTCTTGCCTAACTCTAGAGGCTCTTTGTTTTGAAATAACATAAATGCTACTATCGTATTCTCTTGCTTTTATATTTACTGTACAATTAGGATTAAATGTAGCATTTTCTATTCTAAATAATTTTTTATCAAATCTAAACGGGTCGTATGTGACCGATATGACTTGTCCTGCTTTAAGTAATAATCCTTTTTGTCCTATAGTAAAAGATATTTCTTTACTGAATCTAGATTGTATTAGTTCTTTCTCTACTCCAATTCTTGCATTATAGTAATTTGTTACTCCGCTATATGCAAAAGTACCTGTTTTTATAGTGCCTCTATCAGCTTGTACAAAGTCAGAATTAAAGAAAGATACACTTCTACTACTCCAATTATTTTGAGGGTCAAATATACTTGCTTTAACTGTATTCTTTGATTTCTGAGCAGAGTTATCATTAAGAGTAATAGCACCAATAATATCTGTATTATCTATATATTCTGGGTTAACATTCTCGTCATAGGTTTTTGAATTAAAAGCATTAGATATTTGAGGCACAGAAGCTTCTGTCTCAACATCTAAATTGTATTTTCCATTAGCATAACTTAATAACCCATTGAAATGTGATAAGAAAGCATTTACATTTGCAAACACAGATTTAGTAGTATCAATTATAAAATTAGTTTGATGTCTTGTTACCCACATTTGGTCGTGGTATTCCCATCCTAAATATCTCCAATATTTGATAAAGTCTGCATCATATAAAGAGTACCCTAATTCTAGTTCTCCATCCATTACTATAGTAGCAGGTCCGGAACCTGATTCTTTATGTAAAGTTATGGTAGTTCCTATATATGTAAGTCCTGCGAGAGTTTGGTCTAATGTAGTGTGAGCTGGTTTAGCTGTTTTATATCCAGAAGCAGCTACTCTATAAAAGTTTCCCTCTGTAGTATATACTATGTCTCCAATTTTATAATTTATATAGTTAAAGTATTTTCTAAGGAATTTTCCAGAAACATCTGTAAGAGTAACTTTTGTTTTACTGTTTACTAACGAGGATGATAGAACTTTTCCAGAAGCTATATGCGTACCGCTTGATGTCCCATCAGAAGTAAGCCTATATACATCTCCAGTAGTTACAGTAGCATTAGTTGTTAATGTAAAATCTACATCTGACCTTGTATCACAAAGTCTTGCGGAAGATATAAAACTTCCAAGACTTACATCAGTGGTTATATCTAAATCTTTTCCATATTTTTTACTGGACATATAATCTAATAACTGCATTGCTGGATTATTAGAAGCTCTTTTATCTCCTTTAGTACTTGTAATAGTATATGTTAGTCCATCATCGAAAGCACTTTCTGTTAGTGTAAAGAAAGCAGAATTAATTGTTATAGTATCAGTAGTTGTATTAAAAGAGGTTATTATTCTTTCTTCCCCTGTCTCATTTAAAGTTATAGTCTCTCCTACTAAATCAGCAGAGTTAGAAAGTCCTGCAACTGTAGAATCTGTAAGTGTGAAAGGCTCAGCTTTAAACAGTTCTAAACTTGTTAAATTAGAACCAAGCGTGGCTATGTTAGCATATCCTGTTAGGCCTGTAAAAGTAACTGTGTTCCCACTCCACGTTCCTGTAAGTATGCTTCTTTTTAATCCTTCTAAGTGAGTTGCATTATTTAAAAATACTTGATATATTTTATTAGAGTTATATTCAACATATCCTGCTTGCAAAGCTGTAGCGTCTGAACTTGAGAAAGTCATTTGCAAAGTACCAGAACTGTCTGTTACACTAGTAGGATTATATTTTTGTAAGTTTAGGGCTTTATTATTTATAATTTTTACATTATAAGTTCTCATGTGCCAATAATCTGAAGTGCCTGTTTTCTTTAGTCGCAAAAAATGATAGGAAGGAGCTCCATCACTGTACCCTAAATCTGGCTTAGAATCTAGTCTAAATCTGTAATATTGCTCTCCATCTGTTCCTGTCCATAAGTATTTATCTAAAATCTTGAAAGATGTAGAAGAGCTTCCCAGTACAGTAGCACTACTGTAGCTTGAGCCGTCTGTACTTCTTTCTACTGTTACAGTATCTCCTTCTAAAAAGTTTGTATGGTCATTTGTAGTTAAGAAAGGATTCGGTTCGTAAGTATTATCATAATTGTAGCACTCTACTAACTTCCCTTTTAGTACATATTCTAATTCAGGTACAGTCGTTTGATCTTCATTTATTGTCATAGCAGTTACTACATAAGCAGTATCTAACAACCTATGGTTAGGAGACCAGTAGGGTAAAGTGCCTTCATAATAGTCTGCTTGTCTTTTAAAGCCATTTGCAGCCGCTTTTGTAGTTAATAAATTAGAAGCTCTTTGGTTTGGTTTTCCAGAAAAGAAATGAAATTCCATATTATAAGGGTGGTTTATACTACCTATTTGTTCATGATACATTCCTTTTGCATTAGTATTACCCTCAACTTCATCTGCTCCTAATGTAAGTGTTTTGTATGCTTCTTCTAAAGACCATAGTTCTCCTTTTAATTCTAGTAATCTCTCGTCTTCAGGGTCACCATTTGTCTCCTGCTCCATTACTCTAATTTTTCTTTCGAGTTCAGATATGGCTGCTCTTACTTGTGTTAAAGTGTTATTATTTTGACTTGCAGAACCCCCTAAAGTGTCTCCTCTATCTGCTCTACCATAACATTGTAATTGTGAATTATCTTTGTCTGTTCCATTTGTTGCATTTCTTATATCAAAGTCTGCTTTATCAGTACAAATTAAAGGAACACCATCTATGTATAAATTATAAAGTCCTTGTACCTCTCCTTCTGCTATTGCATAAGTTACATAGACTTCTTTTGAATTATTACTTGCTGTATCAGCAAATATAGGTATACCTTGTATTCTTTGTACTCCATATACTATAGGTAAATGTTTTCCTTGTAAGTTTACGCTTAGGTCTACTTCATTATCTACTTGATATTTTTCTTCTACTGTGTAATATTTCTTGCCTCCAAATAATCCTGCAACTCCTCCTCTTTTCTTTGATTTCATTACAAAACGAGACTCTGTTGTTTGATAGATAGCTATCTGATTAAGTGTTGTCTCTGCGTGCATAAAGCCTAAGTCAGACGCATATTCAGGTCTTATTGCCATATTTGGCTGTGGCTGAGATTTAGCATTTAAAGCTCTATGAATCTCATCAGTCGTAATTCTTCCATTAATTTGATTAAAGTCTGCCCAGTGACTAGAAAGACCCCATTTAACTCTTGAAGCTGTTTCCCCTTCGCTTAAATTACAAGTGGCAATTATACCTCTAAATATAAGAATACTTGAGTTTCCTGCTAAATCGCCTGTGTCTGGGTCAATAAATACTTTATGTACAAATACTTCTCTATTTAAAAAAGAGGGATTGGATAAATCTGAAACTATCTTTTCATTAGTAATTGCGCTCAGTTCTTCAGATTCTAAAGAAAGAGTAACTTGAGTATTAGCATCAGTCGGATATGTAGTAGTGTCGTCAGTGTCATTGCCTGTAGTAGCTAATGTTATAACAGAGTTATCTGTTGTAAATCCAGTAATAATATAAGTAAGTGTAGATACACTAGTGCTAAAATTACCTGAACTTTTTGTAAACTTTATTTTGTCGCCTTCTCTAAAACCAAGTTCTACAAAGTCTAGAGGTTCGCCTTTATAAAGTTCTGTAGTTGCTGTAAAAGTAGCATTTGTGAAAGTACCTTGTAGTACGATAGAAGTTCCTAAGTGCTCTCCCGATAAAGTTAGAGCCATGTTTGTAGCACGAGGAGTAGTAGTTTCTGAATAACCGCCTAGACTTAATATTCTATTTGCTCTATAAACTTGGGAGCCATTTGAGTTTCCATCTTGGTCAACTGAACCATCATCAAAAGAGATGTCACGAGGTCCATCAGTATAGTAGGCATACCTATTTGCATTTGTTCTAAATTGTGAAGTCTCAGAATCCTCCGCAAAAGGTCTCTCAAATTTTACTAAGTGTGCGTACTCAAAAGGTGAGTTACTAACTAGAATTTCTTCTATTGCGGTGTTTATTACTTTCTTTGTCATCTTACGGCTGAGCCTCCTCTAAATTAAGACTGAATGTATATAAGTTATTTGTGCCTAAAGAGTACTCCTGTACATCAGAAGTTTGTACTACTCTTATCAAAGGATTAGTGTATGTTAAGGTTGAGTTGTCTCCAACATCTTTTTCTACTGGAGGAACAACGTAGAGTCTTCTTTCATCGCTAGAATCTAAAGCTGAATCACTGGACAGTTTATTAGTATTAGTATGAACTCTTACAATTTTATATGCTTTCTTATGATTTGAATTTCCCGAATCTGAGAAATTTATCATGTCACCTGGACGCAATCCTCCAGTGACACTGTCCATGCCATCTATTAAAAAATTGCTATCCCCTGATGTTATACTACCCGAAACTGAGATTGTTCCACTCGTTGCCGTTCTTGCTGACGCGTGTTGTGGTAGTGCAACAAAGAAAGGTTTTAAACGACCTCTTTTTTCAAGTAAAAAATTATACACAGGTTCAAATTGGTCACGAGTCATAGGGTTATAAGTTATTTGTACTTTCCACTTATGAGCTACGATTGCTCTCGTTATAACTCTTCCGCTATTTGTTCTGCTTATTGCAGTTGGTTGTTCGCTTGAAAACTTAACGCTTTTAAAACCTGGGCCTGCTACTGCACTATTAGAGGTTGATCCGTCTTCTCCAATGCTGTAAGTAGGGTCTGGTAATCTATTTGCAAATGTTGTAAATGTTGCCATTAGCTGTTACTCCCGTAAGCCATAGGGTCTACTTGTGTTAAAAAGTCTTCTCCGTTCTCGTTGGCTGCTTCTCTTATCATTCTAATAATATTTCCTCGTTGATTTACTAATAAGTCTTCTACACCCGTTGCATCTACTGCGTTGATTGAGAAGTTAACATTAGTAGTTCCTCCGCCTAGTGCGAAGTTTGGTGTGATGTCTACAGGTTCTGTTGGAGTAATAATCTCTGGTCCTCTTTCTCCAACTACGATTCCTTCTCCACCGTTTGCGTAGCCTTTTCTACCCATGGCTCCACCTGCTCCCCCTAAGTTAGTGCCACTTGTGTTTCCACCTCTTAGGTAGTTAAGTTCTCCACCCGTTGCATTCTGTGCTACGTCTACGTTACTTGATCTATCCCCAATACTTAAAGCAGTAGTTGGAGTCTTTACCTCTTGGCCGCCTCCACCGTTATATTTAAGTTTTGAAATTATACCAATTTGTGCTAGTCCCATTGCACCTATCATAACAGCTAAAGCTGTTTCCATTCCTGGAGGCACCTTACCTGCTAAACTCAATGCTCCAGCAACACCTGCAGCAGTGGAAGCTACCGCATTTGCCAACATTAATTTTTTATTTGTTTCAAACTCTTTTCTTTTTAGTTGCTCTTTTTTTGCTTCTAACTGTTTAATTTTTTGTAAAGACTTTTCAGATTGCCCGTCTCTTGCTTTCTCAGCTTTTATCATGTCGTCTACATGAGATACTCTTTGTTGCATATAACTAGAATAAACGGCTTGAGTTTGCATTATTGCACCTGATACAGCAGCAAATCCTGCGGCTAATCTTTCTGTTTTAGTAGCTTCGCTATTTTCTCCAAAAATTTGACCTAAGTTTTGAAAAATATCCAACATTCCAGCTGAAGCAGTTCCTAAAGCCGCTGCAAAAGCCCCATCTTCTCCGAAAGCTTCTTTTATTGTATTAGCAAAGTTTATCATATGTTGTTCTACCATATTTATTCCAGCTGCGACTCTTTCGGTTTCTGATAAGACAAAATCTCCTATTTTTTTACCTTCAGGTATTTCATCTCCTTTTTTATATTTTGCTCCCATTAATGCTCCTCCTGCCATAGTGTTAAGAATTGGAGCCATTGCATTTTTTCCTACGTCAGAGCCAGGATTTAATTTGTCTATTAAATCTAATAATTTTGTTCTCATTGTATCTACTTGATTATTAAATTTAATACCTATTGCATTAAGTGCCTGTTCTTGTGCATCTGATAACTTTATTAAATCATCAGCAAAATTTGTAGATATTTCTGTTACTGTTGAGCCTGTGTCTTCGCTTATAGATTTTAGTTGACTGTCTACAGCATTCATAGCTTTGCCAATAGCTAGTGCAGTGATATTGAATTGGTCTTGGGTAAATTGACCACTCTGAAACATTAAATTACTTTTGGCAAGCTCTCCTTCTAAAGCTATTCTTGAGGCTTCAAGTGTAGTTTTTAATAAATCTTTATTTGATTTTTTCTTTGCATTAATAATTGCATTTTCACTAGTTTCGATTGCTTCCATTGTGCTAAGTTCGGCTTTCATAATAGCAAATTTATTAGTTACTATATCTTTTTCTATTTTTTCTTTATCTCTTAAAGTAGAACTCTCTAAGGATATTTGTTTGAGTAAAACTTCTGCTTGTCTAACAGGGCTTAGAGATGTTGAACCTGTTTCACTAAATTGTGCTATTTTTGCCTGTAGTTCCACTTGTTTCATTTTTTCTTTATTGAGACTCTCTTCATAGCCTAAAAGATTTTTCTGAACTTCTGCTTTTTGTAATAGTAATCTAAATTCTTCTGTTGCAGTAACAAACTTCTGTTTTAATTCAAGGTTTTCTAGCTCTTGCATAGCATTTAAAGCTGCTTGTACTGCTGCTATATTTTCTTTCGTTACTAAAGTATTTCCAAGTAAGGTTTTTTCTTTGCTTAAGGCTTCTAAATTAGCCTTACTTAATTGTGTTCCTTTGAGGGTGGATTCAATAGTAAACTTTAAACTTTCTCTCTGTAACTCTACTTCTTGTTGTTTTAATTGAAAAGACCTATCAACTGCACCTTCTGATATTTTTGTTAACTTTGATATTGCTTGTTGAAGTGTTTTAATTTCTGCTAGTTCTTGTTTTTGTCTTATTAAGGTTTCTTGTTGTCTAAAGTAGGAATCCTCTATATCTTGTAGTACTTGCCTTTTTACTTTATCTTCTATATTTATTGATTTTAATATTGTTCTTTGGTCTTCTGTAGCTAAAGATAATACAGCAGTATCATTTGCTATTTCCGCTAATACATTTTTTCTTTCTTTTTCAGAAAGTAAAGCACTTTCAAGTACTGTATTTAATTGTCTGAATGTTGCCAAAGGTTTGTCTACATCGGTTTTAACAATTAAACTATTAGAAAACGCTCTTGCTGAGTCTCTAGCGCCGTCAATGGCTGATCTTATATTCTCGAAACCTTGTGCTTCGTCTTTTTGTCTAGCAAGTATAGCTGTTCTTATTGCTTTGTCGTCTTCTCCAGTTGCAGTTGAACCTGCTGCGTCTAATTGCTCAAATAATTTTTTCATTTCTGGAGTTAGCATATCACTCTGAGCTCTTATAGTTTCTATAATCTCATTTGTATTTTTTTGTATCTTTCTTTTTGTTCCACCACCAAACATTGCAGGCAGTTTCTCACCCCAGAACTGTGCCCAACCTGAAGCGTTTTGTGTGTATTTATCAAAAGCATCTATTTGATTATCTAACGCACTGATCGTTTCTGCTATAGAGTTTTTGAAAGCTTCAGTACCTTGATTGACTGCTTTAAAATTACTTTCACCTAATAATTTCATTTGCTCATTAACATGTGCTACTCTATCAGGCAGGAGTTTCATAGCACTATTCATTTCTTTAGTTGCATTTGTTAAATTTTCTGACTCTTCGCTTCCTACTCCTAAGAATCTATTAAAGGATTGAAATATCGGTAATATCATTAGAAATACTGTTAGAGGCCCCATTATAGCTGTCCAAAGAGCTTGAAAGGATGTTGCTAAAGATATTGCGCTTGCTTTTAATGCAAACATTCCTGCTCTTAATGTTGCGGAGGCTTTTCCAAATAATCCTGTTGCTCTTGTAGTAGCAATAATATTTGTTCTTACGTTTGAATATTCTATGGCAACTTGTTTTAAAGCTAATTTTAATCCTTGGTTACTTGCAATTACTTGTACGTTTGCAAGTCTTTCCGCTGTCATTGCTTTTATTTTTGTCTGTATAGCTGTTCTGTCTGCTTCCGTACCTCTAACAGGGCCTGTGAAAGGGTCAACCTTTTTATTATCTATAGCTCTGATTTGTTCTAAAACAATCTTTTCTTGTTGTAACATTGAAAGCTCTTCCATAATTTCTTTATTAAGCTCTCTTTGTTTAAGTCCTCTAGGGTTTGTGATATCTGCTATTCTTTTATTTACAAGCTCTAGTCTTCCTTTAGCGGCTATTTCTTTTTGAAGGGCTGCCTCTATTCTCTTCGAAGCTTCTCTACCCCCAACTCCTATGCTACCTGTTTTAGTGTTTTTTTGAATTTGAAGTCTTTCAGTTTCAAGTTGTTGTCTTCGTAAAGCTTGTTGAGCTTTTGCTTCTGCATTAATTAAGGCTATTTTTGCATTAGATTGTTTTTGTTGCTCTCCAGCTGCTTTTCTTGCCGCAACAGCATTTTCTACTGTTCTTGCAGTGAATTGAGTCATAGCTGGAATAGCCATTCTTAATAGTGTAGTTCCTATTGCAGTAAAAATTAAAGTGAATATTAATTTATTTTCTGCTAGAATATTTACTAGAAACTTAATAGGGCCGTTTACAAGAGATAGAATATCTTGTGATAAATCTGAAAAAGTAGTTTGTAACTTGGCAAATGCATCGATTTCAATATCTTCAAAAACAGCAAATTTTGCTTCACCTTGCTCTAATGCTTCATTTAAAAATGCTTGACGTTTTTGAAACTCTGTTAAATCTCCAACTGCAACACCTAGATCTGCGGCATATTTTGAAGCTGCTTCATTTACACGAACAAATAAACCAATTTCGTCTAAAAGTTCTGGTTCAACTTTAATAACACCACGAAAGATTCTATCAAGAGCATCTGGAAGGTTTCTACCTAAGGATATCGCTGCATTCTTTGCTACTGCACCGAGCCTTTCAATTTCAGGGCCTCCAAATCCAGCACTTGTTGCAAGAGATACTGAACGTAAGGATTCTGCAAAACTTAAACCAAATCCTGCAGCTACTTGTAAATCTTTTGCTACATTTTTTATACCTTTTCCAGACACAACTTCTAGTCTTTCTATAGACTCTGTTAATGTATCTATCTGAGCAGAACGAGATAAAATACCAAAAGCGGCTGTTAAAGCAAAAACGTTAGCTGCTAGTAAAGCATATGCACGAACAAGACCCCCTGAGCCTCCTCCGCCTTCAAGACCTTGCTGCATTTTTGAGAAATTTTTAGAAACATTTGAAGACATATTTGCAGTGCCTTTCATGCCTCTATCTGCAGAAATATTTGAATTAGCTAACTTTTGATTACCTTGAGAAGCTTTTCTTTGAGATGCCGCAAGTTTATCTAGCTCTTTTCTAGTGCCTGTTATATTCCTGCCTTTTACCTGAATTTCTACTTCATTTTTGCTTTTTGCCATTATCTTTTATTTTTTATTCTATCCGTCTCACTTTTTATTCTTTTCTGAGATTCTTTGATAGCTCTACCATCTAGCCATAGTATAGTATTAAATACATATTCTATTTGATGTTCTTCTATATTATAGTGTTTTATTAAAAATTTAAGATTAGTAAAATCTTTTCCCACATAGCCTACATCTCCGTATACTCTATCTCCTAAGGAATTGAATATACTAAAAATTGATATTACTATGTCTGGGAAGTCCGCCCAGTCGGGAGGACATTTTTCCCAATCTATCTCTTCTCCAGTTTGCTCACACATCATGAGATACTGGTCTTTTGTCATACCTATTTGTTGATTATTTAGGTATACTTCCAGCCTTTTTCTTATCGTTTCCTGGCTCCTTGCTACGAAAGTTTTCCAGGTCAAAGACTACCTCATTGAGCCAATTATCAAACTCTGATGAATTTTCTACAAGTACTAAAGCATTTTCTAATGTATGTTCCATTTCATTTTCTAAGTTCTGACCTTTTAAATCTACTAAAATTAAATCTTCTAAGTATGAAAGTTTTAATCCTTTCCAATTTTTTATAGTAGATTCTGAAAATTCTTTTACAAATTTTTCATCATCAAGAGTTTCTTCAAAAGCTCTTGTTTTTCTATTGAACTTGCTTTGTGTACATTTCTTTCTTAAGTTTACTAATTCTTTTCTTGATAAATTTGCAAGTTCTACTTCAAATCCATCTAATCCTGGGAATTCTACCCAAGTAGTTTTACTGTCTACCAGTAATGATTTTAAATCCATTTATTTTCTCCTAATATGTTATAATGGTTCCTAAATTTGCGGGACTATTGACTAAACGAAAGTCAATTGTCTGCGTGTAAGCTTCAGCAACATTGCTTCTTTTTGTAAACATACAACCTGTTAAGTTGGCGTTTAAAAAATTGGAATTATTTACTATTGTTTTAATTCCTACATTTGCTGAAGTATCAAATGATTGAAAAGTAGCAGAATTATTACTAGTTAAATACTGTGTAATATTTCCACTTACTACTCTATCTCCTAATGTATAAGTTGTTGGGTACATTGCATTTCCTGCATTAGTAACCGACAAGCTATTTTGTAATGTTTCAAAAGGAGTCCAATTGATATTGTTTTGCACTTGTAAAGTTGTGGCAGCAAGATTCGGTACATCTACTGAATCCACTTCTACATCTATAAGTGATAGGGTGGGAGTTCTAGTTGAACTGGCGCTTACCAGAGAACCTGGAAGCGAATAACTAGCATTTCCTACTCTACTTAACTTTTTCGCAGCTCCACTTACAGTTAATATAAGTGGTGAGCCTTTCGCTAAGTTAAACTCTCCTTGAGTAATTACGCAACCTTCTAATTTGAAGGTGCTTTCTCCAGTTACGATATATAAGTCGAACGATTTTAATAATTGTTCTCCATTACTTGTATCGTAATCTGTTAGAAGACTTTTTACGATTGATTCATCCTTCTCTTGAGTTAGATGAACTGCAAAACTAAAGTTCGCAGGATTTGCCTTTGTTATAGTTGTTCCCTGAAACATCTTTGTCTGATCGTGCAAAGTCTTAACTTCATATGCATCTTCCGCAAATGTCTGTGAGAACGACACCTCAGGAGTCGTTTTAATTAAATAACGACTCCCATTGTGTACGATGTGTACACTACTTTCTCGAAGTAGATTGTACGCTGTCATTGTTATACAGTGACGTCTGTTGTGTAAGCAGAATCAGAGTGACTTGTTAAACCTTTATATTTAACTGTCATTTCATCTCCTGTTAATAAGTCAGTACCTTGAGCAGCAAATTCAACAGTTGTTGAAATAATGTCCGCTGTTTCAATTGTAGGTATCTGTAAATGAGCTTTTGGTAAGTCAAATTCAACTACCGGAGTAGAAGAAGACCCGCCGCCCATAAATAGACTCATATCAAATGCGTTGTTAACTAAGTCAGTAGCTGCTGTTAAGTCAGATAATAACGAGTTAGAACCATTTGCCTTAGTATCTAAATACATAGTTAAAGAACCACTAACCTGTCTAGCTCCTGAGAATGATCCTACTGGAACGTCTACAAGACCTAAAGTTTCTGGTGTTACGTAAGTAATGTTATTAGCAATAGTTAGTGAGCCACCTGTGATATTAATATCATAAGTAGTTGTACTATCTGATGCTCCAACTTCTAATACTCCCGCTGAGTTTTTAGTATGCGTTAAGGTTAAAGTTGATAACTTATTTCTTAAGTAATCGCCATCGCCTGGTGCAGTAGTATCTACGTAGTTATACGCTTCGGTATATGTAGCTGCTGAACTTATTGTTTCAGTTCCATCAGTAACAACTGTTATAGCTTTTGATGGGTCTTCGACAGCTGTACTTACCTGGTCGATTGTTGTTGCATTTCCTGACCAAGAGATAGTAGCAATACCATCAATTGAGAAGTCAATTTCTGCTTGGTTTACTTGACATTCATTTAATCTGTATGTTGTGTTTTCTAGTGCAAAGAATATTGAAAGTTTCAATAATTCATGGTGGTCAGACCTTGCGAAAGATACATCTGCATCAGTTGCGTCACATACTACAGCAGTTGCTGAAGTTCCACTTAAAGAACCTCCAGTAATATCTTTACCTGCAATTGCAGCCCAAAGAATATTTTCTACCATATCATGAGTACCACTTGATCTATGACTGTTTGAACCATGTTTGAAGGGTCTTACATAAGTTTGGAAAGACCATTCTGCTGGTGGTAAAGAGTCATTGAATCTTTTTGAACCTCTATTTGGAGCAGCACCCGCTTCACTGATTGTTACGTCAGTAGCATCACTACCCTGTGAGAAACTATATCCATCTAATACACCTAATTTAAATGTATTTGCATCTGTTCCGTTGCCTTTAAAAAGTCCTGTAGCTATTCTACTTCCTTGTGCAGTTAGAGCGCTAACTCCGTCTACTACAAGAGCGAATCCAGTACCTGAACCTGTTGTAGCTGATTGAGCAGCAGTTTCATTATCTACGAAAGCTGTTCCTCTAAAGTTATTAATAAGTGCTACGGAAGTAACGGCACCAGAATTAACAGCATTTACAACTACTTTTAATCCTGTTCCGCTCCCACTTGTTGTTCCACAAGTGATAATATCTCCTACAGCATGTCCTGAACCTCCTGTGAATCCATCCACACTTAATACTGAACCACCACTTGCGTGTACTCCATTACCAGTTGAGACGAATACCGAGGTATTTCTTGATAGATTTAAAGCCATTTTGCTTATCTCCTATATTTACTTTGGAAAGGGTTTAGCTAGAATTTTCTGCTTTACCTGTTTCCTAATATCGTACTTCGACTACCATTTCGCCTATGCCTAAAGGAGTTATAACTCCCTCATCTGTACTTATTGAAGTAATAGTTGCAGATGTTGTTTGTAGGTTTGGCGATACTGTATCGTCATACACTAGTATGTCATTATCGTCAATTACTCTTTCGAGATCTTCGAGTAATAGTGACAAAACTTCTTGAGGGTCATTTGCATCTTCTACATATGCCCTAATTGTTATTGTTATAAATCTCCATTTAAATCCGCCAGGTTGATATTGTCTTATCTCATCTCCTGCTACAACACATACTTTGGGGTATTGTTGAATTTCATCTAAAAATACTAAACGTGAATCAGCATTGTTAAATATATTTGAATTAAAAGGGTGATTCCCGTCAATTTCTTTTATCTTACCTACAAGAGCTTCGGCTATTTTCTTTCTTTTTGTTCTAAGTGCCATTATACTCTCCTAAGTGTAAATTTTCTTTCTGTATATCTTAAAGCTAAATTTCGTATACTTTTAGCTATTAAAGGCTTCGGATTATATCCCGAAGGCCACTTACCTGAATTCTCAAACGTAGAATATACTTGAGACCTATTGCTACTTTTTCCGCCTCCTGTCAAAGTATAAGTATATTCACCTGTTATTGTTCTTCCAGTGTCTCTTAAATTTAATACTTCTGCACTATTTGAAAATTCTCCTGTTCTATTCGTTAAAGCAGGTTTCCCCATATTCCTTCTTATTTCAGCACCTAAAGATCTATTAATGTTTGTTCTTAATTTAGGTAGACTTAAACTTCCGCCTTTCTCTTCCTTACTCTTACTTCTGCCTTTTCGAG